CACATCTACCGCTAAAGTCACTCCTAGCTTCGGGCAAACCCTTGGCCAAGCCGCGCAAATCGCCGGTACGGCCATGATGTTTTCCGACCCGAGCATGAAAGAAAACGTCAAGCCGATGAAAGGCGCGTTGAAGAAACTTTCGTTCCTGAACGGTAGCACGTACAATTACATGGACGACGAAGACGAAACCCCGACTGGCGGTATCATGGCTACTGACGTCAAGAAAGTTATGCCGGGCGCTGTTAAAACTATGGATAACGGAAAGATGGCCGTTGACTACTCTAAGGTTACGGGTCTGCTGGTCGAAGCCGTTAAAGAACTGGACGACAAAGTATCTAGCAAAAAGAAAGGTAAAAAAGCATGAACTTCAACTTTCTCGGCAAGAAAGACCCGTACATGGGGATGAACCCCGGCATGACCGATACCGAAATGGCGTTGCTGGCCGGTAGCGGTGCGTCCAACCAAATGATGGCCAACGCCCAGATGGGCGGTATGCGTAACTTCGCTCCGGTTGATAAGGTTGTTCCGAACACCCAAGCCATGCCTTCGCCGGCGTCTAGCGGTATGAGCATGGGCGACATGGGCCAAGGTCTGGCCGCGCTTGGCGGTATGCTTGGCGAACAGCAACAAATGGCCCCCGTTGAGTTTGCGCCAGTCCCAATGCCGCAACAAACCGCCCTACCCAATCTTACCCCGCAACTCGCGCAGTTCGATTTCGCGGACTATCTTCGTAAACGTCAAGCCGGATTACTGTAATGGCCTATAATCCCGAAATGGAACAACTCAAGACGTTGCAAGCCTTGACACAGTCCACTACACAGCCGCCGGCTCAAGCCCCTATGGCCGCACCTCAGATGCCTGTTCAAGCCCCGCAAACCCAGCCGTCGATTTTTCAGCGCATTGGCCAGCGGTTTGACCAAGCCGCTACTGGCGGAATCATTGACCCGACCACGCTGACCAAAGACCAGCGCCGGATATTACGGGCGCAACTGCTGATGAACGTCGGCGGTGCGCTGGCGCAAAACCGTCCGGTTGGCGAAGGTTTTCAAGCGCAATATAAAGGTCTTTCCGAACAGCAAGATACTGCTAGAAAAGCACAAGCGCAAGCCGCGTTGCAACAAGCTTTTGCTGGCGGAATCAATAGCCGTGAGCAAGGTATGGGTGTTGTTCAGAATTTGTTCGCGCAAGGTTTTACCAAAGAAGCCATGGAGTTAGGTAAGAACCTTGACGAGTTGTTTCCGCAAGTTACATACAGCACAACGCCGACGCAACTGCAACTTAAAGACGGTTCCCTCGTTGCCGCCGTCATTGGCAACGATGGTTCGTACAAGACGTTGGAAGGCGTTAATATCCCGCCGGAGTTCGTGCTGGCCACTACCTCTGGCGGTGCGGCGGCGTTCAACAAGCAAACCGGCCAGTTCGGCGCGCGTCTGGATGGCGGTAGTGCGCCAGTCCAAGCCCCCGCCGCAAGACCGGCTGGTAGGCCAGCGGCGGCCCCGACAATCCAAGAAACCCGTGTGTTGGGCGGAAAAGAGTACGTAAAAATTAAAGGACAATGGTACGAAAAATGAAACCTGTGACCGATACAGCCATACTTGAGCAACTCACAACAAAACCAGCGGCCTCTAAAACGGCGGCTTCGCCAACTGGCTATAACGAGCGCCAACGCGCCGGCGCGGGGCTAATTTATGAAAATACATTGAATTATGCTGAAGCTGTTACTGGCCTTAGTAAGGCGCAATTAGCCCTTATGACGCCGGCGCAGATTGAAAGAGCAGTAAAAGAACGCGGTAAGCGCACTTTCCAAGGCGCGGTTATGGGAAATATCCCGTTGGTATCAAAAATTGCTAACGCGGACATACGGCCTTACTCGATGGGCGCGGCACAAGGGCAAGCGGCAATCAACAACCCGACTGGTCAGATTACAGGCCCCGACCTTGATGCGGCGCTGGTCATGCAACCGAATATCGGACAACCTATTGACACTCAAGCACGTCTAATCCGACAAAATCTTGAAACTGCGTTGAAGGGACAGCCCCAAAATACCGCCCCAGCCGGCTGGTCCATCAAAAAGGTAAAGTAATGGCAACTTATCAGATTACCGGCCCAGACGGTTCAGTTTATGAAATAACTGCTCCAGAAGGTGCCACGCAAGAAGAATTGCTGGCGTATGCTCAGACGGGTGTGGCTCCTAAAGTTGCCCCGCCGACTCCACTTGCGCCGGTATCGACTGGCCAAGCCGTCCTTGGCACCGCGCGTAATCTTTTGCAAGGTGCGATGCTTGGCACGAGCGATGAAGCGGAAGCCCTTATTGCCAAAGGGTTAGACGTGGCTGGCGTTCCGTCTAGCATTACCGGAGTTCCTAGTGGTCTTACTACTGAACAATACCGCCAAATTATTGAAAACCAGCGCCTTGGCGTGTCGCAACAGTTTCCAACATTATCTGCCGGCGCTGAACTTACTGGCGCGGTTCTCCCCGCTTTCTTAACGCGCGGGCAGTCCTTACGTGCCGCCCCCGTAACTGGTATGGAAGTTGCCCCTAGCCTTGGGCGTCAAGCGCTTGAAGGCGCGGGCTTGGGCTTCTTGTACGGCGGAACGACTGCCGCTGGTAAAGCGGAAGGTGGCCTTGGCGAACGAATTGCCGCTATGCCGGAAGGTGCTACCCTTGGAGCCGTGTTTGGCGCGGCAACACCGCCAAGCCTAGCTGGATTGAAAAAGGGACTCACCACGCTGGATGAACTGCTTCTTAGCGGTGGTGGGGCAAAAACTCTTAACACGGGTTTAAGTTACGTTGACCAGCTTTTGCTTGGTGGCGCGCGGGAGCCAGTTGCTACACCAGACAAAGCCAAAGACAAAGCCAAGCAACTGATTCTTGAATCTTTGCGCCGCGATGAAATTACCGCACCTCAAGCCGCTACTCGTATTGCCGAATTGGAAGCTAAAGGTGTGCCGGATGTTATGCTCCCTGAAGTTGCTGGACGTGCAACAACCCAGCGCCTTAGCGCCGCCGCCAACTTCCCCGGTGGTGGCATCGACACCGTTTCTGAAAAATTGATTCGAAACGTCCAAAACCAAAGCACCTTGCTCCCGCAATACCTGTCCCAAGCGTTTGGCGTTAAGGGCGGAAACTCGTCGCAGATGGTGGATTCCATCATCGCATCGCGTTCGGCGCAAGCCGCACCGCTTTACAACAAGGCGTACTTTGCCGACCCGCAAGGAACGGTACCGCGCTATGTTAATGACCCGAAAGTAAACTCGCTTTTGAAACTTCCGCAGTTCAAAGATGCGGCCGATGAAGCCGCTGGGCTATTGCGCGCGGAAGGCGCGATTGCGGCAGATGCACCGGTAAGCCTTACGCCTACGGTGCAGAATCTTGACAACATAAAGCGTGGCCTAGACGTCTTGATTGACAAGCAAACGGATGCTGTAACCGGCAAAATGACTCCGTTGGGTCGCATCTACGTCGGCAAAAAGAACGAGTTTCTAAATGCCATCGACGCCGCCGTTCCGGAATACAAGGCCGCACGTCAAGCCTTTGCCGGCAATACCGAAGCCGCCAATGCTATCAAGCTGGGCCGGCAAGTTATTAACGCCAGCGACGACCAATGGCGTGATATTACCAAGCAGTTGGCCGCTATGCCGGCCAGCAACCGAGGATTGGCGGCGTTTGGCGTACTTGATGAACTTGGCCTGAAGCTGGACGCCGCCGCGCAACAAGTCGGCACCCGCGCGCCGGACTTGACGCAACTGCTGACTAAAGTTCGCAACGCGAAACGCATTGAGCAATTCATTCCGTCCATGGCCGAGCGTAAACTGTACCGTGAGCGACTAGAAGCCCTTCAATCCAAGGCAAGGGTAAAGAACGCTGTGGATAGTGGTTCCCGTAGTACGCCGTTGTCTGCCGAAATGCAAGACCTTACTGCTGGCGCTACTAGCGGTGAAATATCTTCTTTGGCCGTAGGAAATCCTCTTCCTACTATCGCGCGTGGCGTCCAACAATGGATTTTGAACAAACGCTCCGGGATTACAGAACCTGTTGCCAAAGAAATGGCATCAAATTTGACGCTGACTGGTAAACCCCTTCAGGATTATCTGGCGTCGTTAGTTCCGTATCAACGCAAGTTGTTCATGGACGCCACCCGCGAAGCGAACAAACGCGCCGTCGCCGCTGGCCTTTCCGGCTATACGGCTGGCGCTTTGCCGACCATCAACAAACGGCCAAGTTCTGGCCCAACTACCCGTGGCGGTGCGCGCGGTCTTCTCAATCAATAAGGAAAAATGATATGCCAATGGTAAACAACAAGAAGTTCCCTTACACCGCTAAGGGCAAAATGCAAGCCAAAGACTACGCCATGAAATCCGGCGCTAAGATGGCTATGAAACCCGCCAAGAAGCCGATGAAGAAGAAGTAATATGCCCTTGAAGAAAGGTAAATCGCAAAAGGTCATTTCGTCCAACATCCGCGCCGAAATGAAGGCTGGCAAGCCGCAGAAGCAAGCCATCGCCATCGCTTTGAGCAAGGCCGGAAAGAGTAAAAAGAAATGAAGTCTAAAGGTTTGTATGCCAATATCAACGCCAAGCGGGAGCGCATTAAAGCTGGCTCCGGCGAAAAGATGCGTAGCCCCGGAATGAAGGGCGCGCCGACTGCCGCCGCGTTCAAGGCTTCGGCTAAGACTGCCAAGAAGGGCAAGAAGTAATGGCCAAGGACACTAAGCTGGTCAAGGCTGGCGTTTCGGGCTACAACAAGCCGAAGAAGACGCCGAGCCATCCGACCAAGAGCCACGTGGTCGTGGCCAAGTCTGGCGACGCCACCAAGACGATTCGTTTTGGCCAGCAAGGCGTTACGGGTTCGCCGGAAGGCACCAAGCGCAACGATGCGTTCAAGGCCCGTCATGCAAAGAACATCGCTAAGGGTAAAATGAGTGCGGCCTTTTGGGCGGCAAAAGTTAAATGGTAAAACAAGCATATGCCTAAAACCATCACTAAGCGCCCTATGACCGCGCCGAAGATTCGGGCTAAACGATAACGGATTACAGATACTTGTTTTTCGATTTCAAGTAATTGCTTTTGGATTGCACACGCAAGTAATTGAACTATATGAATATTTTTGCAAGTATTAAAGATAAACCCCGCTTCGGCGGGGTTTATTTTTACGCGTATTTGCATAAGTTATTTACGTATTCCGGCCATTCTGTAAACTCATGCGCTCCCGGTGTTCGTAATCGTCCCGGCAGTCCTTATCGCAGAACAGCGCCGCCGTCTTAACGGGTTCCTCGCAGTTGTAGCAAAACCCGGTGAACTCCATGCGAGTTACCACTCTGTTCTTGGTTTGCAGTTCAATCATCTGCTCGGAAATTTGTTGGGCCAAATCAGCTTCGTCTGCCATAAGTCACTCGTTAAATTCTAAGGTTGCCATTATTTGTAACACAGCTTCCGATAAGCCGTCAACAAATCCTTCGTTTTCGGACAAATCAGGGCGTCCCATGTGGTCTAAAACACAATGGACAACCTCGTGGGCAAAGACTTGAGCGTAAAAATGCTCAGACCATTCCTTGCGGGGCTTGGCCAAGCATATCATCTTTTCCTCTTGGCGCCACTCCCCATGGGCATCCTTTAGCCGGACGCCCTTTTTGATGGTAATGGTATGGACGCCAAGTTTGAAGCTGTCCGGGATTTTCATTTAACCATCCTTGAGTTAATACGCACTCGGCCGACTTCGCCGTGTTCCGCATGGTACGTGATGACTTGCGCGTCGCGCCCGCTAATCCAGCCGCCACGTGACGCATAAGCATCCGGGGCCGCCAGCGTACGGTGCTGTTCCACGACCATAAGGTTGGTTTCCTTCTGGTCGATGTGGTGCAAGTGGCCCATGTGGGCATAACTGTATTTGGTACGGCCAAAGACCTCGCGAAACTTGGCGGTGAAGACGCTGTCCACGTTGGCCGGTTTGCGCTTGTGACCGTGATGGAAGAACAGGCTGGTCTGGCCATGCTCAACGCAGTAGTACGGGTCTGGCGAAGTATCCACCGTAACGCGCGGCTCGTTTTCGTACAGGACGCACAGCCACTCGCGGAGCCAGATGGAACTCGCCGGGTCGTGGTTGCCTTCGGCGGCCAGAATATGGACTTGCGGGTATTTCCGCAACAGCATATCAATCACCGTCCGCACGACCTTGATGGCAACACGGACTAGCTTTTGGAAGCGCGTGTCAGCGTCAAGCAAGTGCTTCGATGCCGGCGTGACTGCGTCCATGCCGTCCCAATGCAAGAAGTCGCCCAGCTGGGCAAAGATGGCCTTGTCGGCCTTGGGGGCCATCTTGATGGCCGTTGCGAACCAGTCAATCAAAAGGTTCTCGGCGATGTCCAAATCCCAATCTTCGCCCGTTTCCTCGTGCCACGACAGCATCCCTAGATGGTAGTCGGTGATGACGTAACAGTTTAGAAGGTCTGTCGGCGCGCGCTCTGGGGCCTTAACTGGCTTGGCGCGCGGCAGTTGTTCCTTAAGCGCGTCAAATACCTCGCGCATAAGGTCTTCGGCCTTCTGCGTTTCATCGGCCTTGGACTTGACCCATTGAATCTTGATGTTGCCTTCGTCATCGTACAAGGTCGAAACACCGCCGACGGAATAGCCGGGCGGTACCGCTTTGGTCATGCCGTAGTCTGGGGCGTAGCCGCGCGCAATCATGCGCTCGACTCGGCGTTGTACGGAGCGTAGGTTCATGCCCAGCTTATTGGCTACGCGACTTTTGTTGCCCTTGAACTCGTCAAGGGCGGCTACAAAATCGGCTTCGGAAATACTATCCATAATCAGTCCTTAAAAGGGTATTACGTTTGTGCCGGCGAACTCTGTTACCGCGTCGTAATCGCCAACGAGCAATTCTATACCACGGAATCCGCGCAGTCCACTAGCCGTATCCCGCCAGATGGTAAGGCCGCGGGTCTTGAGGGCTTGGCTAAAGCGTTTCTGGCTGTATCCAAGGCCGGCCTTCTCGCCGGTTTCTTGGCACCACTTAATCCAGTCTTGATACAAGTCCTTGCTGAATACGGTGGCGTTAGCCCGCATGACGCAACGGTCCGCAATCCAACGGCCCAGCGCGTCCTCGCCTTCCAGATATTCTTCGGTGGCCGACAGCACCACGTCCGGGGCGGACAGGCCAGCGGCGTTCCAGATGACCGCGCCTTCGATAGCCCACGCCAAAATCTGCGGGTATTCTTCGCGCAGTTTGTCGGGCAGTTCGTGGTCGGGCTTCGGCGGGCGATGCGTAAACGGGACAAGGTGCATCCGGCGTTTCATCGCGGCGTCCACGTTGGCCAGTTGCGGGGCGTGGTTGCCGGCGAACAACAGGGTGAACTGCGGGGTAAACGTGAAGAAGTCTTGACGCATAAACCGGGCTTTGATGGGGTCGCCGCCGGTCAGGCTTTTCAGCTTGGCTTCGTCCCAGCGTCGGCCCTCTTGGGTTTCGGACGCCGTGACAAGGCGCGCGCCGACCAGCCCGGCCAAGTCGGTGGGGTGACGGTCATAGGTCGATGCGACGAATACGTCCATGGGTGCCACTTGAGCGTACTCGCCCATGATGGCCGTCAGGCAGTTCAGGAACAGCGACTTGCCGTTGCCGCCCTCGCCATAGAAGAAGGCGACCATGTGTTCGCGGTTTGAGCCGGTCAAGGCGTAGCCCGCGAGGCGTTGCAGATACGACTCTAGTTCTGGGTCGCCGCCGGTGGCTTCCTTCAAGAACTGTTTCCAGCGCGGAGCCGGGCGGGTAAAGTCAGGCGAAACAGACGTTACGCGGGTCATAAAAAATGACGCCTCGGGCGGCATCATCTGGCCTGTGGATAAGTCAATCACGCCGGCGGGCGTGTTCAAGTGGAAATGGCTCGGGTCCATCTGCTCGGGCCGGACACAAAGGGCCGGCTGGACCAGCAGTTTGGTCACGGCGGCTACCGTGTTGGCCGATGCTACGCGTCCGGCAACCCGTTCGGCTTTCTCGGGCTTGTCGATGTTGTTCAGGGCTTGAGCCGACGCATCGCTCAGGACTTGGACGATTCGGCGGGTCAATTCCCCGTGGTCGTCCCGGCTCCAAACGCTACCGTTCCAGATAACCCAGCCCAGCCCGGTAACGTGCCGGATTTCGTTGCCAAATGCGCGCACACAGCGACGTGTCATGGCGACATCGCTCCACGGGGCAACCATCGTACCGTCCGGGGCGGGAATCGCTTCTACGGCGTCCAGAGGGGCTTGCTCGGCCACGAATTCTTCCTTGGCCACTTCGACCACGCCAAGGGAACCGGCCTTTTCCAGCAGATAGTCCCAGCCTACGCTGAACGGCGGGTACATACGGTTGAAGTCCGCCTCGGACGTTTCGGCGGTGTTCGGCTCGGCACCGTCCCAGCGCAAGGCCCAATCTTGGAACAGGGCCAATGCCTCAAACTGGTGGTCTTGGCCGGCGGCGGCTTTGATGGCGTATCCGACCAGAAGGTAATCTTCGCGGTCAGGGAACAGGGCGGACGTGTTCGGCAAGACGGAAACCACTTCGGTCAGGCGGTCAATGCTGGGGGCCAGAAGCGCGGACTGTTCCACGGACTTACGTTCCACGGCCTTGTCGGCGGAGTGGTCAACCTTGGTAACTTGGCACCCAAGGGTTTCAAGCGTTTCGGTGATGGCGGCAAAAAAGGCTTCCGCCTTGTCTTTGGTAATCAAGCCAAGGCCGTCTGGGCCGGTTTCGGCGATGTTGCGGTCAAGGCTGTACGGTTCCCGCGTTGCCGGGTGGATGCCGCCGACAACGTACTGCTGGCCCTCGGCAAGCATTTCGACCAGTTGCTCGACGCCGTTGTCATCGACGAACCGAATACGCATCTTGCCGAACGATTCCTCGGCGCGATACATCAGAAGGGATTTGGGGTGGCGGCCAACGCGGACGGGAGCCAAACCAAGATGGCGGAACGCCTCGGCCTTAATCATTTCGGCAAGCGCTTCGTTGGTGACGTCGATGTCGATGGCTGGGTACTTTCCAGCCTTCAAACCTATGTTGGCGCGGGAACTGTCCCATTGGACAATGTCGCGCGGTGTGGGGACGTAACTGTTCCAGTCATACCCGCCCCAATAGCCGGCCATGTTTTGGCGCCCCGGAATCTTACCTACTTGGTCTTGGGCAATCTTACTTGCTGGGCTTAACTTAGCACCCGGCGGGATAACGCAAACTAAATCTTTGAAGCCCGATTCAAACAACTGCTTGAAATTCATATTATTTCCTGTATCGTTGTCCCGACCAACCTTCAGCGGTTAGCGGTAATCCTTTAGCCCAAGACGGCAGTTTACAGAGTATATCCGTAAATTGGGCAAGTGTGCCACTTTCTACGGAAGATTCTGCAACTACTTCGTCGTGGACCGTCATAATAATAGGGTATCCGGCGTCCTCTAATCTTAGCATAGCTGACGCCATTAAGTCACGACTGACAGCCTGAACGATGTTTTCGGCCAGAAGCCCGCCGTACAAGTCAAACGGCTCGAACTTCTTTGTGACAGAATTTACCCCATCGCATTTGACCGATGTACGTAACGCACCCCACGGAGTTTCGCGCTCGACAAGCCGCGGATTGGCGTACCAGAGTTTGCGGCCGCTAGGTAGCTGGCACCACATCCAGTTGTCCTCAACGCCAAACACCACGCCCGGCGCAACACCAACACCATTGTGTATAGCGTCCAGCGCGGCGTTTTCCAATGCCGCCCACCAACTTACAATGCGGGCATTAGCCTTGCGCCATGCAACTTTGATTTCGTCGGCCTTCTCGTCTGGAATGACAAGGCCGTACATTGTTGCCATCGACTGGAAAGCCCTCACGCCACCTTGATAACCAAGGGCTAACACCGCCACTTTGCCAATCTGTCGCTCGTCTTTGTCGGCGGGCGTGATGGGTCGGTTGTAGATGCCGGTGGCGGCGTGGCAATAGATGTCTTGGCCGCTACGGAATACGTCGAGGACGTCTTGCTCGTTTGCAAGCCACGCCAACACGCGCGCTTCAATGGCGGAGTAGTCCGCCGAGAATAACGTGTGTCCGGGCTTGGCGATGAAACACGCGCGGAGCATTGACGAAATCAGGCTATGCACCGAGCCATACAAGGCATCAATGCCTTCCAAATCTTTGTTCAGCACCAGCGGAATCGCGCCTTCAATTACCGTATGCTTGAAGTCGCCGCGCGGAAAGTTTTGCGGTTGGACAAGACGACCAGACCAACGCCCGGTTGCCGCGCCGTGATACATCAGCAAGCCGCGTACTCGGCTATCCGAGCAACGACATTCCATGAAGGCGACCAGCTTTGCCACCGACGACTTACTGACCTCTTGGCGGAGTTCAAGTACCCGTCGGACATTTGGCGGCAAATCCTTTTCCAGCAAATCGCGGACGTGCGCTTTGGCTACCGAATCCACGCCGAGCCAGTTGCTTAAGTCGGCGTTCTTGGTAATGCTGGTGACGGCGCCATTGGTCAACTCGGAAAGGTCGGCGTTGGCTTTTTCGTTGGCGGCGTCCACCACGTCAATGGCGGCCTCAATCAAGCGTGTGTCAATCTGCACGCCCCTGTCGTTAATCTTCTGGTCGAGCAGATACACCGCGCGCTCGGCGTCGGTTAGGCGTTGGACTTTGGCGGCAATCGCGCGCTCGACCACAACGTCTTGCTTGCAATAATCAATCAGCTTGGCCACGCGGTCCGGCGTGTTCCACCATGTCAGCGTGCCGTCCGATTGAACGGTGCGCGGTTTGGACATACGTAGCATCAGGCGTTGGCCGACGGCGTCCTTCTGGTGTTCCAGCCCAAGGGCTTTTGCCGCGCCATCCAGTCCGCCCGGCAGTCCCATAGCGCGGCACTCCGCCGCCGTACAATGCCATTGTTGCATCGTAATCGGCGGAAAGCCGTAGCGCTTGAGCATAATCTCGCGCCAGATAATACGCTCGAACTGCGCGTTGTGCGCCCTGAACTGCTGGGTGCTGGCGCCGTTCAAGATGACTTCCGGTATTGGCTGGCCCGGCGTCCAGACGTTGACTTCGCCATCGTCCTTGGCGTACGCCATGCACCAGACGTCCGTTGTCGGGTGCTGGGCGTATGGATAAACCCCGGTCTTTTTCAGGTCGATAATGGACCGGGTTTCAAAGTCAATCGAAATTGTCACTTAGCCTTCTCGACAATCAGGTCGGCGATATCGTTGACCGCCGCCAACTCGCCGTTGTTCATTACGCCGAAATCGACGTACTTGAGCGCAACGCCGTGTTCGCTAGAGTGCCAATCCTCGCCGCCGCCGGGGCGTTCAACGCGGACAATCTTAGCGCCCAACTCGCGCAGAGCGATTGCTTCATTGTCAAAACGGATGTCGCTGATTACGATGTTGGTGTCTATGTTGGACGGCGCGGTCAGCCGGCGGGTAAGATAACGAATCCAAATGTCGGGGTGAATCGTGTGACGGCCCCATTCGGTGCCGAGGGTTTGCATGATGTAACGCGGCGTCACGATGCTGTCCAGCCATTTAACGGGCTGTTCCTTGGCTTCTTCCAGCCCGGCGTGGTCAAGGCCCAGAAGAATCTTTGTAAAGGTGCGGATAGGCTCGGCAAAAGAGAACTCGGTAAAGCCCTTGTGAACGAGTGCCTGCGCGATGGTCGATTTGCCGCTACGCTTGCGGCCGGTTAGTCCAATAATCATTTTATGCTCCGAGAAAAAACCCGCCCCGAAGGGCGGGCGGT